CACCAAACAAACCTTTATACAAAGCTTGCTCCGCAGGCGATAATGCCATTTCTACATTAACGCCATTAGTATCTTGTGGCCCCGACTGTGGCACTTCGCTTCTTAAAAGATTAGAGCCAAATGTACCATCACCGTCCATTACTTCTGGACGCAATCTTTTAATTATTTTTGTGAAGTTAGCAAGAGAAGGCTCATCTGTGCCTTCCATAGAAAGTTTCTCCACTAAAGGAGGGGTTGGTAATCCCATTCGCATATCAGGACGACCGGGTTCAATGTAGCCTTTACGAACATTATTTTGTAAAGGCACTTCTACTCTGTCACCATCTGGGCCGTACATAAACTTATTACCGGGGCTGGGCGGTATTGCTGTATACATTCTCCCTGCTGGAGGCGTATCAGTATAACCTTCCAGTCCACGCGAAAACGTTTGTTGTGGAGGTAACATCATAGAGGGTGAATCTACTGGGCCTTCGCCAGTAAATGCATTTGTGTTTCTAGGTTGGCCGCCCATACGAGAAGTAAACATAGCGCCTGTAGGAGTCGTTACAGTAAATGGTTTAAACTCCGACTCTCGCTGAGCGCGATCAGCAATTATATTTGCTTCCCGTTGAGCCTCTTTACCAATATTGCTAAGTCGATTGTATGCTTGATTAGTAAGCAAGCCGCCAGCCGCGCCACTTAACAGTGAGCTTCCACCAGTGCTACTAAAAAAATCTAACAACGAGCCTAAAATTCCAGCATCATTATTACCTTGTAATCCTTCGATTCCTTGTGGTCCGGGTCCCATTAGTATGTACCTCCATCAATCGTTCCTGTTGACAGAGTTCCACTAAAGGTCAACGCAGGAATTGTAACTGTGCCTGTAAATGTAGGTGAAGCCAGATCAGATTTGGTTGCAATGGCTGTTGCAATGTCATCAAACTCTGTTTCAAACTCAGTACCTTTAATGATTTTGCCTGAGTCACCTGACGGCAGACTATCTTTTGCGGCAAAGTCAGTAGTCTTTGTGTAATTACTCATAATGTTCTACCTGTCAGTGCTAGTACATTTATTTCTTGTAAAGATAATTCAAACCCATCAATGTCAGATTCAACACCAATTGTTAAGGTTCCACCACTACCATTAGCATTTATTGCAGTTCGCGATGTTTGTTCGCCAATAGCAAATTCTCCTACATTAAACTCTGCAACATTGTATTCAGCTAATCCTTGAGTGCTTAACGACAAAAATGCTGTGTTGTATATAGTTCCAAAATCATATGCCCACTTAATAAACAAGCTTGCACCACTACCACCAACTATTGTTGGCCGTAGTTTTTTAAGAAACTTAAGTCTTGATGGGTCGCCAAACGTTAGCTCGGGGCTAAAATATTTAAAACGGTAGGAGCTAGTATTGTCTCTATTGCCAGAGTACTTACCAATACCATGACTGCCGCCAATCAAAAGAACACCATCATCTTGTCGCTCAAAAGCAGTAAAGCTTGTGCCGGGCCATCGAGTAACTCGATACGAACCGTTTTCTAACGTGCCTCGAACGTCAAAGCAAAGCGTAATGTCTTGGTTTCTAAAAGTTAGTAAGTAGAAATTTTCTTCTGGATGGTAAACAGAAGTAAAAGTTTCGTTAGCCTCTGATAGCAAACTAATAATGTCTTTAGATATGTTTTGAGACAGACTGCTTATTGGCATAGATTTTTCTTGTATTGTTCTACCAAAACTACGCAAGCCAGTTTGTGATAAAAACAATACGTCAGTGCCCGTGTACTGCACTGTATCTCTATCAACACAACCAATGCCTGCAACTGTATCTGCTAATGTCATTGACGCTGGAGTTTCTGCGCCTGAATACACAACAATACTGTGCTTGCCAAATATAATAAGTGCGTTGTTATGAGCGGCTAATGCAACAATCTCATCGTAACCATCGGGCCACACTTTCGAAATGTCGATTGAGCCGCTTGTTCCCCCAGACCAATCATGTCCAATCAATAAATCAGACCAGTAGATAGTAGACTTATCTGTACTAAAGTCAGCCGTCCAAAGACGACCAAATGCAGCTAAAACTTCATTGCCGTATTTAGCAGACGTAACTCCAGCGGCACCAGAAACGCTACTAAGTTTAATTACATTTCCGCTATCAGGAAAAACTAATGGTTCATGCGCTCGCTGAAAAAAATAAATTTTGTCGTTAAAGTTAACCATCTTCCAATTGTTTGCACTGATGGTATAACTGCCGGGCGTTTTATCTGTAAGAGTTGTAGTGCCACTTAAAATCTTATTATTGCCTACAGAAAATATAGTAGTTGTTTCGCCGTCACCTTTAAACTCTTTAATTGCTTGTATTGTTGCAGAACCTAACGCCGTCTTGTTTGTTGTAGTTACAGACAAACCTTTACGGGCGGCAATACGACCCCGCTTATCAATAACTGCATTGTCAGCTATTTCAGCAAAAGACGGATCTTGAGCTAGCGGAGAATCTTCTGTATTGATTCCCTTAAATGCTGGAGCTACAAGATTTATGCTTTTTAGTTCCTGTGACATAGCAACCTCAAGGCGTATAAAAAATTACTTCTTCTGGGTGTCTACCTGCATCTTGTGCTATTGCGTCAGACAAGTGAGTATTAGCCATTTGAAAATACTCAGTCGTTGATGTGCCACCAGTTTCGCCACGCTCACGTGCGGCTAATGCGATAGCTAAATGTATGACAGGAGCAGACGGTATTTCTAACTTGTCACTGTCTGCACTCAACTCAACGTTTCGCAATACACAGTTAAATCGTATTGAGTACACACCATCAGGTTTAGGGTACAAATCAATCTTTGTGTCACCATCACTATCTACACCATTATATGTAAAGTATTTTGGTGAGCCTGTTTCTGGTGCAGACAATAAAAATTGAGAGTCAAACCAATCGGCAGACTGATACTCCATAACAAAGTTAGACGTGTCATTTAACACGTTAAGTTCTTTGATGCTGTTTTGACTGCCTGTAAGTGAATAGTTAAATATGTTTGCCTGAGTGGTTACTGTAAGCGTCGTACGTAATGCAGACCAATCCCATGCGTTTTCGACCGTATTTTTAGCGTCGTTAACCAAATCACCTATTAGTTTACTATAAGCAGTATTCTGCACAGAGTTGACCTCTGTTTCTCGCAAACGACGAAGAACATTGTTTACTAAATTTAGATACGTCATATTTCAAACATTCCTCTTCTGTTGGCGGCGGTACCACTTGCTCTACCAATAAACTTATTTAACTCACCTACAGCATCCTTTTGCTTTAACGGTTGCATTGTTAAGGGGTTAATTGTTTTTCTTGGCCCAAGTTTTTTCATAAACTCCTTAAACTCTGGCTTTTCTCTAGGCATCATTGCCGCAATTTGTTGAGGCAGTTGCTCTTGTTGTCCTGCCAAACCAAGTAATCCAGCACCAATTCCTATACCAAGATCAGAAAGCCCTTGGCCCAAGCCAGATACTTCTTGGCCTAAACCTTCTATATCAGATTTAACGCCACCAATCTCTCCTGAGATATCAGTAAATTGTTGGCCTACATTTTCTTCAAATACTTGTTGTGCTTCTGCTTGGCTTGTTTGACTTTCCTGTAATGCTTCAATATCAACACCTAAAGCCTCAAGCGCCTCTGTAGTTGATTCGTCTAGCTGACTAATATCACCCTGGACTGATTCAAGAGAATCAACCAATCCTTCAACACTAAAGCCTAATTCTTCGAGTTGCTCTGTAGTTGATTGATCTAATCCAGTTAATGCTTCTTCTAATAAATCTACAGAATCTTGTATTTCTGACCTTTCAGTTGATGCAGTGTCTTGTGCATCTTGTATGTCAGACATTTCTTCATTAATTGCAGTAACTGCGTTATCAACAATTTCGCCTACTTGTTCAGTAGTCAGCACATCTGCCGTTGGTATTTCAGCAATTGCATCTTCAACAATCTGTTCTATTTCTTCTGCTGTAGTACCCGGCGGTAAATTTGCAAGTTCGTCAGCAACTATGGCACGCACTTCTTCTGCTGTTGCCGCTTGGTCCTCAGTCAAATCTGTTGTTGTGTCATCAATGTAATCTTCAAACAAACTATCAGTAACTGGCGTATCGGACTCAGGCGGCGATGCTTCTGTTTCTGGAGACGGTGCAGGTGCCGCGTCTGGATCTGGCTCAGGCGCAGGTTCTGGACTCGGTTCTGGACTTGGGTCTGGTTGTGGCTCAGGCGCAGGCACTGGGCTTGGCTCAGGAGTAGGCTCCGGTGCAGGAGCAGGATCTGGCTCTGGTTCTGGCACTGGCTGTGGATCACCCGTTACTGCATCCAACGCATCCTGTATCGGATCTTCATCTGGATCTCCCTCTTGCTCAGGTGGTGGATCTTCCACAGGTGGAGTCTCAGGCGGCTGTTCAGGCTCCTCTACAGGCGGTGGAGGAGGTGGGGGTGGCGGAGGTGGAGGTGGCACTACCGGCGGAACCACTAATGGATCATCTGTTGGTGTTACAGGTTGTGGTGTATTTGGCGTTTCATCACCATCAGGAGATGGCCCTGTTTCACCCTGCTCTGCATCGCCTTCATCTCTTGTAATAGGTTGCTCTTCTACTGGATCAACAGGATCTGTTTCATCTCTAGTTTCTGGTGGATCTATATATGTTACTCCAAGGTCATCATCTGTATTTTCTAAATAAGGGGTATCTAAAGTGTCATCCCACTCTCTAACACCACCACCATCTTCTACATTTCGCCCTTCGTTAAAATCAATAACAATTCTTTCGCCATCTGTATGAACGAAGTAACCGTCTGCAGCTAATGCTTGCGCTAACTCTATAGGTGTATCTACTTGATACATTTGCATCAAAGTTTCTACATCACTATTGAAAACGCTAAACCGACCATATTCATCAACACCAACGCCAGTTTCGGTAAGGTGGTCTATAAATGCTCCAATATCATCAGACTGAGCGGCGGCTTCTATTGCGGCATCGTATGGCGTTTGATCGCCTGTACCATAGTCAATTTCGGATTCTTCGTAAGGAACTTCACCTTCTGCAATACCAACTAATTGATCTACAATTTCAGGATCATCAATTACATTTCCATCTGCGTCATACCAAACTCCTTCTTCTTGGTATGCATACAAATCGCCATCTTCTGTATAAATTCCATCCTGCCCTAGCTGAACCCGACCCGTTGAATCTGGGTCCATGTCAAAATCTATTTCGCCAGTTTCAAGATTTACAACGCCCTGTCTTGGTGGGCCGTACACAATATTGCCATCAGCATCAGCAATTGACCCATCATCCTGAGGGAATAAAATTTGATTGCCACTGTCATCATATAACTCAAGTTCAACCTCGCTAATATTGTTGCCATCAGCATCGGTATATATGTTATCTACTCTACCATCATAGTAATTAATGCTACCGTCATCATTAACTTGAGCAGTGCCGCCTAATGTGTATACATTGCCATCGCTATCTTTGTATGTGCCATCTGCGGTAAAAACAATATCACTTGAATCTAAAATTACAGGATTGCCGTCTTGGTCTATGTAGTAACGTTTAGTTCCCGGCTCTATAAACCCTTCACCTTCTAAATACGATGCGGTGCCAAGCAGTTCTTCTAAAGGAACTTCCCCCTCTTCTTCTATTTCCTCTGTTAATTCATCAAAAGCTTCTTCGGTAGCGTCAGCTATTTCATCAGCAGTTTCTTGGAATTGTTCTGTAAGTTTAGTGTCTAAGTTTTGTTTTATTGAATCTCTAGTATTTTGTAAAAAATCGACAACGTTGTTTAATGCAGACTCATCTGCAGTATTAAAGATGTTTCCTAGCTCACTAAGCTTTGTTTCTCCCCACTGCTCAAGTTGATCTAAATACTCAGAAAATTCACTTTCTAACCCTGCCTGAAGCATGGCCAAAGCTAATGAATCTGCATCAATTTCACCTGTAGTAACTAGCTGTGTTGCACCACCAATAACACCAGCTTGAATAACAGCATCTGCAAGCTCATTGCCTGTTGCTATGACCTGTAATGCCTCTTGAGCAACTTCGGTATCTAATATTCCTGCAGTAACAGCAGATGTAATAATTCCTTCTAGGCTTAAATCAACGCCTTCTCCGCTTACTATTCCTGTTACAGCTTGCGATACAGCGCCATTAACTGCTCCTGCAATTGCGGCAGTTGCTGTTGTTCCTAAATTTAAAGCTCCAGCAACAGCTTGGCCTATACCCGCACCACCAGCTAAAGCACCTACAGCAATTATTCCTGCTGTTTTTATAATGTCGCCAACGCTTTGTTCTTCTTTGACAGTTTTTACATAGGCAGAGCCGTTCCACTCATACTTATCACCATCATTGTTGTAGATAGTAGAGTTCACACCATACTTAGCTAAGAGTGCTTGGTTGGCTTCGGAGTTAACCCAGTTATCGTATGCGGCTGACTGTTCTTGTGTTCGTTGGCTATATGCTTCTGTATAGGCATCCTGATCAGTATCGGAGTATTGAGTAAGATCCTCGCCCTCAAGGATCATTAACTGATCTTCGGTCAATCCTCCAGTAGCTTCATTCCAATTACCTACATCGTAGTCACCATCTTGAATTAACTGCTCTCGCTCAGTCATATAAGCAAGATAGTTATCAAAGTCACCAAAAGCTTCCCGTAACATTCCAGAGCCTTTAGCATCAAAATACTCTCGCAATTCTGATTCAGTTACTTGAGTAGCTTCACCTCTGTTGTATAACGCATCTGGATTTGCATTGCCCAATTCTGAGCCAGTAAAAAATGTAAACGTTAATGACGTTTCGGTTTCTTGAGAATTTACAGATTCTTTTGTATCGGGCAGGGGTTTAGGCGGCGCTCGATCCGTCTTTGTGTTTTTGTTAGGCGCAGGCTTAGAAGAGGGTTTCCTCTTTTCCGTAAGCATTCCTGTTCCAATCCGTACTGCCATTTACTTTTCCCTTGATACGCCTTTAGTTTTTTCATAAGAGCGCATAGCACCTAGACCCAACATACCCATCAATACAGGCATCATAGTTTCTAAGTCAATCAGCGGTATTGTGACTTGAATAGACAACAATGCCAGGACAAAATTAGTAAAGGGTATAACCATAAAATTACCAGTCATACCCAAAACACAACACCAGCCTACAGCAGGACGCCATCCAGAAACAAACAACGAATTATGTGCTGCTTCTACTTTGTTTACTTCTAGTTGTGCTTTAGCAAGTTCTTGAGCATGACGCTCAGCCATTGTGCTTATTTCATGAGCAAGCTTGGCCTTCTGGTCTTTATCCTCAATAAACTTGTCTAAAATTCCTGCTACAGGACCGATTAAAGATTCAATCATCTAAGATACTCAGCTATTGCTACGGTTGCTAAGATAAACGGGTACATAGAAATAATCATAGCTTCTAGTCGATCAAAACGTTTAGAGCCTTGATCTAGTTGCTTGTTGATTAGTTCGTATCGAACAGCGCACTCTGCTTCATGCTTTTCAAGTCTTGCTAATAAGTCGCTTACTTTTGGTGTCGTTGTTTTAGTTGCCATTTAACCACTCGCTATAAATATTGCTGTACCTACTACTATTGCAATTGCTAACAAAACTAACAGTCCTGCAAGCATTTGCTCTTTTGCTTCTTGCTGACGATAGATTGTATCTGCTCGCTCTTTTGCAATCTGCTTTCTCATTTCACGAAACTCTTGCAATCCCTCTTTTCCGTAGACCATTCCTATTATGGAAAGTAATTCTTTTTGTTGAGCCTCCATCTTTTTCTTTGCGGCAAATGCCTGCATTGCTTCTTGCTGTACACTTCCGCTAAAAACAACCCGCTTAAAAGGATTTACGTTTCTAACTTTTTTTTCAGCGTACATCACATCCGAAGCGTGACCGTACCACTTACCTATCTGCATCATTGTGTCTTCAGCAGATTTGCCGGCTTCTACCATTGCCTTAACCATTGTGAAGGCTTTAGTTGCTCCAGCGATTGCAGTTACCGGATCAATCATTATGCAACCTCACATATGGCAGACAATTATATTTACGGTTCTTGGCCTCCACCACCGCCTGATGGATAGCTTGCATTATAAAATTCCGAAAAACTAACTTGAGCGTTAAGACTTTTACTAATTAACACTCTTACGTCTGCGTCTGAAATTGACACTAATGATGTTAAAGATGAACCCGCAAGATTTTGAGCTTCTCCATGAATCTGGCCTAATGTAATTGTTCCACTAGCTTGCAACGTCATTACGCAGTACCAAACGCTGTAATGTCACCTTCCGCAACAAGCGCCCCTGTAGTTGTTACCTTAAAAACAGCGGCTCCGTTGTATTTGAAAATAAGGTTATTAGAGACTTGTTCTATAACCCAACTGCCAAGGGCTAGCGTTGTGCCTTTTACTTGACCTGCGGAGCTGTATATAACAGCTTTACTGTTTACAACAGTCCCTGCTGATGACCCATCAACAAGATTTAATTCTGAAGCTGTAGAGGTAATTGCAGTACCACCAATAGATAAGGTGCTAGGATTAGTGCCTATTTCTACAATCGTGTTGCTAGTGTCTGATGCTGTATATAAGCGGTTATTAGTTAAGTCAAAGGCTGGCTCACTCTTAGACAAAGTTGTTGGTGCGCCTGAACCATTTTTAAGTTTAATCGTTGTAGCCATTACCAAGGTACTCCCTGATGTCTAAGTGTGTATTGTTGGTTTGCTATAGCATCTGTAACGCAATTTTCTACAATAGTTAAGTCATTAGAGCCGCCAACTTCTGCTGTGCTAGCTGCTAAATCATCTTTAACCCATTGAATAACATCCGCCTCTGTCAAAGAAGAATATAATGTAAAGTTATCATCTGATATTCCAGAAACAGATAGCTGTGTATTTCCGTAAGAATATCCATAGTTACCATTAGCATCTGAATCAGAACAATACCAAAATACGTTTTTCACAACATCGCTTCGGCCATCTGATGTCGCCAATCTATCCATGTGTAAAATTTTCCAAGTAATCGCCATTACACTGCCGTTATTGTATAAGTTGTAGAAAAAGCTGGTATAAAAACTACAGGTGAAGATGAAGTTCCCCAACGATACTGCCTATACCCTTGACTTGAGTTATAGAACGCATTGCCATCTGTTCTATTTAACGTGTTATCAGTAGAATCACCACCTGTGCCTTGGCATCGAATCGTACTCCATCCAGAGTCACTAGGTTCAGTTACAGCCCAAATTCTAAAAAATGTTTGTGTTAAAGCATTGTTAGTAAACATATCTCTAATAATGCCAGGTGTTGATACTGTTGAAGTTGAGGATATGCCTTGAGACGCAATAGGATCAAATGTATCGTCTGTAATTGTTCCGCTATTTAAATATGATTGCGATGTCCATCCTGTTGTAGGCGCTATAGTTTGTAGTATTCCTCGATAAGTAGTAGAACCACTTACCAATGTAACTACCCAACTACTACTAGCTCCATAAAAGTCTGCAATTTCTATTTCTGATTCTGACGACGCACTTATTAATGCACGAACATCAGAGTCATTTATAGTTACTTCTGTGCCAGAAGATCCACCAGCCTCAATATGTATTTCATTAAGGCTAATCTGTCCTGAAGATTGCAAAGCCATTATTGAGACTCCAATGCTTCAACACGAGCTTTTAGTTCTTTAACAGCTTCTACCAACAAACCTGTTACTGCATCGTACTCAACTACATAGTATTCAGATTCGTCATCGCCTGTTTGCAGTGGTAGTGCCTGAGACTTAACTGCTTCTGGCAACACCTCCATGATTTCTTGTGCTACAACACCAGCCGCTTTTTCACCATTATGGTCTCGCACAAAGGTTACACCGTTAATCTGGCCTACCTTGTCGAGCGCATCAGAAATGTTGGTAATGTTAGACTTAAGGCGGCGATCCGAAATAGTGGTCGAGTACGCAACAACATTACCATCTACATGAAGATCACCACCCGATGTAAGACGCATTTCTTCAGCACCAGCAGTTGAAAATCCTAGTGTATCTGCGGCGGCTCTAAACATGCCTGTGTTAACGTCGTTTGCGAACGAAAAGCCCGGAGCCGTCACTGTTCCGTTTGCAGCACGGAACGTCCCGTTACCTGTTATGCCTATCGCAGTACCATCTACCCGAAAGCCATTATCGGCACGGATATATCGTGGGGTATAAATGTTCTTATTGGTTACTTGGTTGATACGGAGCCACGTCGTATCTTGCGAGCCAATCTCACCGATGCGGGTGTTGCCTACGTAAAACTGAAGGTGATCTGATACGTTATTATCAGCCTTATAAATTTTTACCTGATGATCGGCACTGCTTGACCCCACAGTAACATCACCGGAGAACGTAGTTGCGTTCAGCGTTGTAGGAATGCGATCCGCCGCAAACGTACCACTGGTTATTTTGCTTGCCGCTAGATTTGCAATTCGCGCTGAGGCCACCGTGCCGCTTGTTACGTTTGATCCGTTTAGGCCGCTTGAGGATGTAAGAAAACTGGAGGTGTCTGGTATAAGCGCATCCGTCTCTGACTTACTGTAGACATCTAGCGACGTGCGGAAACCTCCTGCGTTGTTCTTGCGGATGTATGTGTCATTAGAACTAAAGAAAACAGTGTCAGAGTTTCGCGTACTAACGCCATGCGTCATGTTCAAGTATGCGGCGCGTAAGTAACCTGATCCATGTATCTCTACTGCCGAATCTTTTACAAGCGCCGAACCGCTCCATGCGACAACATCGCGCCAGTTACTGCCCACGTCAGCAGGTGCGGCAATCGATGTGGAAATGCTGGCATTAGCAGAGCCGTCTACGCTTACAGAGCCGGTTACATGACCTGTAAGGCTGATCGTCCTGGCAGTTGTCCACTTGTCTGCGTTAGGGTGGTAGCCATCATGAAACACCTTTGACCATGACGACCAACTCGCCGAGCCACCGTGCTTACCTCGAATCCATAACTCTCCAGAGGAGCTATAAGAAAACAACTGGCTTTTATAGTTGCTATCCCGACCGCGCATGTGAACAATCGTTCCTGCGTTGTTGTCAAACGGCTGATTGCTAGATTCGTTTGAGTTTCCGTAGAAACCCATCTTGCTTAGATTATTAGCGTCCGTAGAACCAATATTAATTCTATCACGGGCTGCATCAACACCATCATCAACGCTTAC